AAAATCATGTGATTAGTTTTTTCTTCTACATATCTCTTTTTTTCAACAGCCGTGTTGTTACTTTTAAGTGTGGCTGATATGCCCAATGATATAATATTTTGATAAACATTACCAGCCATGCCTAAATTTTGTTTAATATAGGAGGGCACAAAAACTGGCACTGGTGCGTCCGGACACAACCTTTCGCAGCTTCCATAGACATATATGTCTTTACAATAATCTCCAATTACTAAAATTTTACTCATTACCGTGCCAACTAACTTCCCAATCTTTAAAGTCCGCAGCTAGACAATCAATTTTATAATCTTTTCGACCACCGGTGGTTTCTTGAATTTTATTTTTTGCGGTATTACGTATACCATTTAGCCCATGAGTTAACTCAAGGTTGTTTCCTTCTTTAATTCCTTTTCTATAATTTGATTCATTGTGCCAAATGTGTAAATTAATTTGAGATAAAACAACAATGGCGCGAATTACTTCTCCGGTGATATTATCAGATTTTGTCAATAGTATATCAATATCATGTACAATGTTTTTAATTTCTTTAGCATATTCTTCTTTATGCTCCGGTAAAAATACTTCTTTCAATTGCACTATTGATAATCTATCAATCAATTCAGAAAATGTTGGCAAGTATTTACGATTGTTCATTTTTTTTATACCACTCTATTGTTTTTATTAAGCCTTTATCTAAACTGCCCAGAGTTTCATTTAGCGTCCATCCAAACAATTCACGAGCTTTTTTTATATTTAACAGCTTTTTCTTAACACCAACGAACCGGTCTGTATTATACCATATTTCGCCAGTAAAGCCAGACAATTTTTTTATTTTTTCAGCTAAATCTTTTATTGATGTTTCTTGCCCTGATCCTATATTAAGCAGATCTCCATTGTATTCTACACACATCAACAAAGCTCTAATTTGATCTTCTATGTATATTAGTTCTCTAGTTTGAGTGCCATCCCCCCAAACTTCTACCTTGCTTTCGTTATTTTTTATAGCATCGCAAAATTTCTGCACTAACGCAGAAACTACGTGACTTTTTGATATATCAAATATATCATAAGGTCCAAAAAGAGTAGCAAAAGCAAGAGTTGTTCCTGTTAAACCATATTGCTTTTTATAAGCTTTTATGCCCTGCTGCATGACACACTTAGTCAACCCATAAGTCTCAACAGATGGATGCAAAGGTCCAGTAAAATAATCTTCTTCGCTTAAAAACTCTTTATTTCCGGGATAAGAACAAGTACTGCCAATTCCTATTAATTTAGCTTGAGGTTGAAATCTTTTCCAACACTCTAGTGTGTTCGTATGTATTAAATTATTTTTAAAAAACTGGTCCGCAGGATACTTTAATGTAAAATCACCAGCCCCCTGGAAGGCGGCGGCATGAATAATTAAATCGTATTTTTTCAAATTAAATAATTTTTCTGACTGTGGCCATTGAGTAAGGTCGTATTCACTGCCAACAGCAGTAACATCCACTCCCATATTTTCTAATATAGGCACAAGATTTTTTCCTAAAAAACCAGTTCCGCCGGTAACTAAAACATTTTTATATTTAAACTCCATTAATCTTTAATCCTCTTATCCTTTCGATACGGCTTCTAAGTGGTCATGTGGTGTTATGCCCATGGCGCGTAAGTCTTCGTTATAACCTGCATACACGTTTTCTTCAACATATGTTGGTTTTTCCGGTACAATATCCTCAATGTAAATAAAACTTGAGTCTCCCACTAAATCATATCGATAATTTAATTGCAAATCTTCGATACGTGTCAAATTACATAAATTACATAACAGTTTATGTAAAACGAACGGGCCCGTCACATGTATAGTTGTCAACTTACTTTTTTCTTTAACTGCTTTTGAGATATTTTGATTAATTGCGTCGATTAACATCAAAAAAAGCATATTCTCTTTTTCACTAGCTATAAGCGTATATCGCGGATTATTACATTTTCTATTACGTACAATTGCGGTGCTGTGAGTGGCTATCGTTTGTTTTAGATTTGGCGCCATAGAATTGATTTCAAATGCTGGTAAATCAGCGTCGACCCAAACTCCTCCGTCATAATACATATGACATACACGGAACAAATCCGCTCGGCCAGCGCCGGATTGAAGCTTTTTATAACACTCAAAAGTTTTCAAATCCACTTTTTTTTGCATCCATGATTCCACAGCTGAGTCGTCGTAATATTTAAACTCATAGTCTGAATTTAAGTCTTTCCAAAAATTTAAATTTTCTTTCAGTCTCTTTGGGCAATTATCCAAAACGTATTTGTGTGATGTAAACAGTATCATATCTTTTCGCCACAATAATTAAATCTAAAGAAATTATATATTTTGATGCAATTCTTTTTTAATTTTTCTTCTTCTTCGGGAGAAATATTTTCTAATATACTGTATAGATCATCGATTTGGCTTTCTTTTAATCTTATAATTGCTTCGTCCCACAAATCATGGGGAGGAAGCTCTAAAGTATCCGAGAGAAGCACCGGAATACTTCCAACTGCTAAGCTTTCCCAAAATCTTATAGAATTTGGGCCTGTTCCGGATGGGCACAAGGAAAATCTCGAATTTATCAAAACTTCATTATACTTTTGTGTTCCATTTTTATGTTCTGTCGATATATTTTCATCTTGTGTAAAATTTTGCAAATTAGTATATACTAAAGAATTAAAATGCCAACCGCCTGTGTTTTTTATAAAAACATTCTGCTTTTTATGCATTTTGAATATCTTATCACGAATATCAGTTAAATATCCCGGCTGTAAACCACCCATAAAACTAAATAAAAGGGTTCTTTCCATATTAAGAAAATCTTTGGACTTAAATATCTCATTTCTAGTTGAGTCTTCATAGTTGACTGCAAAAAGTGGAGATGCTAATAACTTTATATCCCCTAGGCTATCTTCACCAATACATTTATGCGGCGTATAAAGTTTTTTAACATTTAATTTAGATAATATAGGGGCAAGCTCTCGAAACCTTATATGCTGGCAGCATGTAAAATATTCGATATTAGGGTCGACGTATTTTATTAAAAGATTTTCAATTTCAACCAAATCTATATGTTTATCTAATATAGTGGCCCATGGGAAGCCTAGATATTGCGCAAAAAAATTATTCTGTATCGAAAACTGTTTTTCAGTGCATACTGGATATTGCCAAAACAGACCACAATGATTGATTAACTTTTGCCAATCAATCATGATCTATACGCGTATATTTGGGAGAAATTACAATTCACTTTCACTCATTAGGGCTGTGCGGTATTTCATAAATATTTCTTTTTCTTCTTCTTTCTTCCAAGAGTTGTTCTCTGGATTTGTTGATATACCGGTTGGATTAAAATAATAGACTCCTAGAACTTCTGGATGCTTTACAAATTTAGAACCCTCGAAGGCACATTTTAGCCAAAAATCCCAATCACCGGCTGACTTGTAGGTGTCGTTGAAATATCCATTTTTATCATGTAGTGATTTACGCCACATGGGATTATTATGTGGTAAATTTTGTCTCAATAAGGCTTCCTTGGAAAACTGTTCAAAGTTATATCTCGGCATGTTTTGCTTAACATCGCTCCATGTTTGGTTTGCTTCTTGAGTAATATAAGAATCGTTATATACTAAATCAGCTTCTGAACTCAAAACAAGCATTTTGGCTTGTTGTTCAAGAGCATCTGGTTTTCTTCTATCATCACAATTTACATTAGTAACGAATTCTCCGGTGGAAGACTTGATTGCCTCATTCCAGACACCATAAACGCCGGGGTCGCCGTCTAAGCGGCTATATATGATGTTATTTGGATACTTTTCAATGTATTTTTGGATCACTTCCTCTTCAAAAGTGTCTTCTTTACTGTTGGCATCCAAAATGATCCATTCACACTTATCTGTAAATATCGTTTGATTAGTAACATCTTCCATTAACTGCTCGATATAATCGGAAGCTTTGTATACAGACGTAATTAAGCTAATCTTTGGGATATCTTCTATTTTTACATTCTTATATTCAAAAGCCTTTAAGTATTCTTCTCCCATGATTTTTTCTAACATTAGAGAATATTGTTTTTCTGCATTGAAATTTGTTACAATCCATTTTTGCAGTTTCTTTGCCTGTGATTTAAATCTATCATGTTGTTTGTAGACTTCTCGCAGTTTCATTTTATATGAACCTTGTTGCGGGTATGCCCACTTAGAATCGGCTTCTAAAACATCTTTCCATACAGCGGATTTCTGTATTTCATTTAAGTCATAATTGACCTTTGCAAAATGTGGCGTTAATTTTGTTTTCTTGGATTTCTTATTTTTTACAGGCATATACAGAAAGTCTCTATGACCTGACCAATCAGTTGCTAAGACTGGTAGGCCAGAATAAGCTGCTTCAAAAATAGGCAGGCCAAAACCTTCGCCATGCGTTAAAGACACTAAACAGTGGACATTTTTGTCTTTGTATAGAGAGTGCATTTCTTGATCTGTCATATCGCCATGTAAAAGATAAATTTTGCATTGTCTATCTTTGTATTTATTTAATATCTGCGTAAGGTTTTTCTTAACATGGTGTTTGTCTATTACAGAACCGCCTTTTATGCTGGTTTTAATGATTAATCCTACTTCTGGATTATCGATGAACTCTTCAACAAACCATCTGATCGTATTTTCAATATTTTTTCGGTGGCCCCATTGTGCAACAGTGAGAAAATTAAATTTTGAAGAAAATTCTAGATTTAAATCAACTTCTTCAAACTGTTTAACCGGATAATGCACAACGTCGATATCTTTGTTGCAGTTTAGTTGTGCTTTTTGTCCGGTATTCTGATCTGTGCCTTCATAGGTGCTTTCTAAAAAGCTATGCTTCGAATGATCAGAAATGGTGATTATTTTATCCATTTCGTTACATTTGTTCAACCATATAGCAGGTACTTTGGTAGTTTCAATTCCAGCTGTTACACCTACGTTGATGGCTGCCATTTTTGCCCATTCATTCGGAATAGTAACTTGAATGCTCATATCGTATTGCGGTTGATTGTTCGTGGATTGATGATATAAAGCTGTTTTCTTAATAATTTCGTCAAACCAAGCTCGTTCCTCATCTTCTTCCCAAATCCAATTTGTGGCGCCCCATGGCACTGGGAGAAGATGCAAATCTACATTTTCTAATTTTCTTAGCGCCCTCATTACAAATCGGCAGTGTTCGCCATAGCCAGATCTAGTTAAAACTGGGCCTCTAATCAAAATTTTCATAATGTTATTTCCTCCAAATTCCACGAATTGTTATAATTTCTAGTTTCCCAAGAACCTTCTTCTTCATGAAGATTGACGAGAGTGTCAACCCATGTTTTATTAAAATTTGCAAAATTGTAATTCTTTAAAACATGTTCTCTGCCAGCTTTGCCGAGTTTATCTCTTTCTTTCTTGCTCATGAGAACCATTTTTTCCATTGCGTCTACAGCTTCTTTGCCGCTAACTCGATCTTCATAAATCCATGGAATTTCTTGTGAACCTATAATTGCTTTAGATACTGGTTCCAAACCAATTCCAAATTCGTTATCTACAGGGCCGATTTGTTCCTGAAGTCCGCCGGTTTTATTAATTATAATTGGTGTCCCACAAGAAAGCGATTCCAAAGTAGCCAAACCAAAGCCTTCAGCGTCGGATAAGTTAATAGTACAATCTGCTACATTATACAACAGAGCTAATTTATTAGCTTCTACCTTTTGTTGACTAAAAAGAACTTCTCCGTTAGTTAATCCAATTTCGCTGATAATTGCTTGCAAATCTTGTCCGTGTGGGTCGTTCGTTGCTGTGTGCATGATTAAATTTGCTTTGTCATGGCCTATTCTTTCTAATAGCTCTTTAAACCAAAATATAACAGATCCGCTTAGCTTTCTTCTAGCATTTCTATTATTCCAAAAGAAAATAAATTTATTAGCATCATAATGTTCTTTCAGGAGATTTTTCTTTATGGTCTCGATCTGTTCTTTATCATCGATGATGTTGAAAACGTCTGAATCTACAGCATGGGGAATATATTGAGATTTAACAGTTGGTGCCACTGTTTTAACTATGTCATCTGTTACCTTTGAAATGGTCGCGACGAAATCATTGCTTTCATAAAACCTTTTATTAAAAGTAGGATAAGGATAGTTATCCCATACGTGATAATAAACCATTGGCATAAGAGGCCGAATTTCATTTTCCATTTCCCATAACCATCCCCAAAAACGAGGATCTGTCATAAACCAAAGAATGTCTGGCTTTTCTTCGCGAACGATAGAACGAAGTTGCTCTTGGCTGCCATATCCATCGACAGGCCAGATTAACCAGTCGTCACCCCACTCTTCAGTCTTAATTGGATTGTAATTTGGATGTTTCATAGCTCCACCGAAAGATCTAACTTGAAACTTTCCACTCTTTAAAAGTGCTTCAATCACATATTTAGTTTGAGTAGCCACTCCACTAGGACTTAACGGCATATCGCTTAAAGTCAGTATTTTAATTTTTTTGTCTGTCATATTATTCTCCTCGTTTGAAATTAAGCGCAATGGCTGCTTTTATAATACTCACATACTCCATATCTGCCATGGCATGCTAATCGATTTTTAATATAATTCTTTTTTTCAATATTATACATTGCTTTGTTGAGTAATTTAAGAGCATTCTCAATTTTTTTAGTACCATTGGAAACTTTAAATATTTCTACTATATTCTTCTTTGCTGTACGCTTGAGGAGTGCAAAATGGGTATATACATCTTTGTATTCTTTATCATGCTTTTTACACCAATAGTGTTTATAAAGAGTCAATTGATAAGTTGTCATCTTGTCAGTCTTCGTGCGAGTATCCCAGCCCCAGCCGCAGGTTTTCCAATCGATAATGTGATATTTCTCATCCTTTGGAGTGTAAATCACCAAGTCTATGAATCCTTTGAACTTCTTGTCTACTTCTGAGTTGATTAATTCATACAAACTTTCTTCTGCTGCTACAAGCTTAAAATTGCCAAAATCTTTCTTTAAAGCTGGAAGAATAAATTCGGTTATGTGTTTACCTTGTGCGCGCATTGGCTCAATCAATTCCGGTCTAAGAACGATATCAGGGCTTTTTTCTTTTAGTTCTTTAAGATTGTTCAAAAACTCTGTTTCAAAGTGTTTATTTTTATCATAAGTGGTCCAATCAAAACCATCTTTATCATTGTTTAAGACTGTTGTTTCACATACGCTATGCAAAGCACTGCCAAAAGCTGTATATTCATTACCTTTGAATTGCTTGATTTTTTCTAGATAGTTTAATTTGTGTTTCCATGGACAGTTTTTCCACTCTTTTAATTCTGAAAATGATATATGTGACATTAAACCCTCTGAACTTTTTTTGCTTTGGATGCTTTTTTACTTGCAGACTTTCCGGATGGGCTTTTTGATGGACTAGATGTATGCGCCTCCAAAATAGCTTTTGTTTGCCTAGGCGCACGCTTTGTTTTTGTTTTCGTTGTCTTCGTTGTTATAATTACCGGCGGAGTTTCTGTTGGTGCTTCTTGTTCAATTAATTCATATATCCATTCTCCGGATAAATATGACTCTCCCATTCCGTCGTGTACAAAGTGTGGTTTAGCAATCAATCTGTAGTTATCTAAAACAATATTTTTTTTATTGCTCGCGAGCCACAATTCGATATCTTCTGTAGTGTATCGACGTCTAGGCTCTCGAACTGTTTTGGGAATAACTATCATATTTAGAAATAGTTTGTTACCCTTCTTTTTAAATTCAACTTTCATATCTTTGTGTTTCCTCAAATAAATTTTCAATTTTATTATACAACACCGGGCTAATATCTTTAAGCATGTTGCGATCTCCCAACAAATAATTTTCAAAACCGTTTGCCCAATATTCTCTAAGAGAAGTAATGGCGTATGGAGAATAAAATAGCTCCGGAGTTATTAATCTCAGTTTGTCATATCCAATACCTTTGTATAAATAATCATCAAACTTGGCATCATACTCTGGATTATTATAGTATAACATATTTAAAGTTGGTTTGTCAACAAAAAAGTATAACGTTCTTCTTTTTCCTATAAATTCTATTTCTAATTTTCGATCGCCATAAATATATCTATTATATTTTTCTTCCAAAGAATGCGCTATTTCGTGAACGATATCATCTAAAAGATCTTCTTCGTTGTCCTGATCCGGAGATATATAAACGGCGCCGTCTTTAAACATCGCGTTGAATTCGCGATCGTCTTTAAAAAAATCTTTAAAGTATCCTACATAAAACGCATCAATATTTTGCATCAGTTGAGCAGGAACCAAGCTTTCAATTTTATCCACAACATAGTTGAAATCAATTTTATTTTCAAAAGGCTTTAAAGCCTGTACTGGCTTTCCGTGGATATTCATTGTTTTATATAGTTTGTTACTTTTATTAGCGCTAGCACTTATATATTCTTTCATTTTATTATTTTTTTGATTTATTTTCTAGATTATTATCATTTAGGCCCTGTTGATATCCTCTAATAAAGTTTTCTTCTGCAATTGCAAGGAGGATTTCTGGAAACTCTTCGGCCATGGCTTCAATCACCATTTCAATGGTTACTTCACCGTTATCCGGCTGAAATTTCTCGCCGGTGTGCTCTACTAGCATACTTTTTATAACGCTATCTTTAATGACAGGTATTAGTAATTCTGGATTTTCTTCATGTTTCATAATTAGATTACCTCTTTTAGATTATAGTATAAAATTTAAATATTTAAATTTAAAGGACTTTAGACGCAATTGTTGCAACTTTAGAACGCTCGCCTTTAATTAATGTGACATGACCGGCCACATCAAACTGTTTAAACTTTTCAACTGCGTGAGTTAAACCATTTGATGTTTCGTCAATGTACACATTGTCAATTTGCTCAATATCTCCCGTTAAAACTATTTTTGTGTTTTCTCCAACACGTGTCAGAATAGTTTTAAGCTCATGAGCGGTAAGGTTTTGAGCTTCGTCAATAATAATGAATGCATTGGATATGGAACGGCCGCGGATATAAGTTAAAGCTTCTACTTCAATTATACCGTTTTCCATATACATTTCCAAAGTAGCCTTATCATTGCCCATCAAGAATTGTAAATTATCTTGAATCGGGGCGACCCATGGCGCCATTTTCTCTTCTATTGTTCCCGGAAGAAAGCCAATGTCGCGGCCCATGGGCTGAATTGGCCGAGAAATAACCAATTTATTGTATTCCTCTGTTTCAATAATCTGTTGCAATCCGGATGCTATAGCTAAAAGAGTTTTTCCGCAGCCTGCTTTGCCAACTAAAGTAACTACATCAATGCTTTTATCTTTTAAGAGTTCTAGAGCAAACATTTGCTCTTTGTTTCTAGGTTTTACACCCCAAAGACCCTTTTTATGTTTTCCGTTGATTCGAATCAAAGGTTTGTTATAATTTTTAAACATTGCTAGGCCGGACTTTTTCTCATTTTGATTTGAAACTAGCATGATAAATTGATTTGGATGTAACTTGAGATCTTCTTCTTCGATAAATACCTCGTCACCGTTGTAAAATCGATCGATTATTGGTTCGTCTATTAAATGTTCAACAAAGCCAGTATATATATGACTAGTGTCCGATACCACTTGATTAGACTGATAATCTTCTGTTATTAAACCTAGCGCGTCGCATTTAACGCGCATGTTGATGTCGCGGGTCACAACAATTACTTTTTTCCCGGGCGATGAATTCTGTTGATTCAAGGCGACGCCTATGATTTCGTTATCTGGTATACTTAAATCTAAATCTTCGGGGAGCCCGTCTTTTACACAAAGCTTTACGTATATGATTCCTTTGCCTTTATCTATTCGAATTCCTTTATATAAGCTTCCCTTTTCTCTTAAAGCATCTAGTTTTCTTATTACACTTCTTGCGTTAACGCCGACGCTATCTTGTCGTTTCTTGTGATTATCAATTTCTTCTAGAACTTTCAATGGAAGTACGACGTCGTTATTTTCGAAAGATGTTAAGCATGATGAATCTGTCAGACACACACTAGTATCAATAACATAAGTTTTTTTAGCCATGTTTACAATCCATTTGTTGACTCACTAATAAATAGTAATTTATTTAATTTTCGTTGAAAGATGCAATTAGCCGTACGATTTATTACTTATTATATAGGCCAATATCAATTGGCCAAGCAAAAGGAGGGAAAAAACATGTCTAGGGTAATCATAGCCCTATTATTAATGGTATCATGTGTATCATGCAGCCTTAATAGTCATCATCTTTCAGCAAGTGAAATACTACCAAGAAAAGGATATATGTTTATAAAGAAAACAATATTATTAAAAAGTTGCGAAAATAACCAATGCGTAGAGGGAAGGAGCGTTTCAGTCGGATCCGGATTCATCGTAAAAATTGCATATAACGGCTCATATGTTATGACTGCCGCACATGTATGCAATGGCGGCGCTGCTGGGCTTTTAGAAGGCGTAGAAACATCAACAATGTTGCAAGCGGAAACTCTGGATGGCAGAGTATTTTCGGCGGAAGTCCTCGACTCTAATAGAGAAATGGATATATGTATGATGTTTGTCAAAGATCTAATGGCTGGCGTTGAGGAGGTTAAAGTTGCCCCTAATGCACCGGATGAAGGTGACAAGGTATTCAATATAGCATCGCCATATGGTGTACATTATAAGGATGTTGTGCCAATTTTTGAAGGAAGGTATATAGGAAGAAAAGGCTATAGAAGCTTTTATACCTTTGATGCTGCGCCTGGGTCATCCGGATCAATGATATTAAATTCTGACGGTGAGTTAATTGGATTATTGCATTCTGTTTATCGCGATATGATGTCAATTATTGTATCAGCTAATTATGGAGATCTAAAAGCTTTTATTAGGAAAGCTATCATTGAACATGAAAGAAAAACCAACTTAAATAGCCGATATATATATGAAAATAATTCGAATTATATGCTTAACTAACGTTTAAATATAATTTTACCTGATTTAGCTTTTACACAAGTTAAATTATCATAAAAGAACAGTCCTTTAATCTCATTTTTAAGAGAATGTTTCTGAAAATCATTTCTGTCCATATTAAAAATAGTGTTTAGTACTTGCTTAAGTAGCTTGTCATATTCTTCTCTTTCGAAAAAGCTTCGTTTAGTCAAAATATCTTTATGAAACACCAGAGCGCGGTGTTCATAAAATGATACTTTGACACCGGTGCCCCTAAATCCAGACTCATTATATAGTTTATACTTGGTTACAATTTTAAGTGACGGAGGTTCGCAAACATAGCTAGCTTCTTTAATTATTTGTTGCATTTGAACGGTGCTTTTTTGATTTTTTACGTTTTGGAGCTTTTTCGGGATCCCAGTATTTAACTCTAAAAATATCACGACCTTTAACAGAAGCTTTTCTTATTTTTACCAAAGCATGCTCTTGTAAGATTTTATCGCGGTGTTCTAAAGCCTCATCGTATGAAGCATATTGAGCATCGGTCTTCCATGTTTTAGTTTGTTGTACTTCCATCGTTATCTCCTCTGATTATTGTTGTAGAAAACAATTGTTTTTAGCTAATACCACCCAATAAAGTTAGCGCAATCAATCCTGGCAACTTTTCTCGTACATAAACGCCAGAAAATAATGTATCAGATCTACCGCCGACGTATGAAAAAGCAGCTTCTAGGCGATTGCTTATTGTTGGATCGTCAGCCATTTCTGGAGTAGTTATAACTAGCAACGCCCCTGTTTTTGATTTACTTGGTGGCGCAGGGCAAGGCGATGATTTTAAACATCCTTGCAAAACAGCGGCACCTAAATCTTGTCGCGTCGGCTCTCTAATGACAGTACTGCCCAAAAGAATGCGGCCATTGGTTTGTAAACAGCGCTCTAAATCTTTAGAGTCAAAAGCCTGAATTGGAGAGGCTTCGTCGGCTAATTTAAACACTTGCGCTAACAGTTTTGCAAAATTCTTATTGGCTGCAGGAAACATGTTTAACATGCCTACCTTGCCTCGTAGCAGCTGCAGCTGTTTTTCATTGTCAATGACAATATGTGTATGCTTACCAATATCTTTCAAAAAGGACTCACAGTTAGATTTAATAGTTGGGTTTAATAGCTCTTGCGCAGTTGGTTTGCTAACAATATACACTACTTTTCCAGTCGCTTCAATAGAAGCTAAATATCTAGTCATTGCTTTGTGTAAAATATAGCTTGCACTGCCAGTGCCGCCGCCAGCGCTAGCGCAAACGAATATCCATTCTACTTTGCCAATACGTGTCCTTAAGGCATCTTCTACTAGAGCGCTATTGTCCTGTAAAATTTGCTTTCCTAGCTTAATGTCTTTCCCTACGCCGTCAGCGCCCGGTAATAGAAGGAAATTCTCTGTCTCTACGCCATTTGGTTGATCCTTTTCAGTAGTGTTAACAAGAAAAGTTTTATTGAATCCTAAATCCAGAAAAGCTTTGGCTATTTTTCCTCCGCCGCCGCCAACACCGATAAAAGCACAATTAATAGCACTAGGCGCTGTGTTTTCAGCTAGCATCTTTTCGTCTATAGATGGTTCATCGTCGTACGCTTCCACAAAATCAAAATCATTTGGTGGGACTTCTGGCAGCTCCCAATTTTTCTTTTTTTTACTCATGATTACAACTTTCTCCTTTAACTTAATTAGTTAGAATTTTTATTAATGTTAGGTGGAGGCGCCGGGAGTCGAACCCGGGTCCAAAGACTATCAAAAACAACGTCATTCACAAGATTAGTCAGTTATTTGAACTCTGACAAACTCAAACCCTGCATACGCGTACCAC